CAAGAAAAACCTCGTTTTAGCTAACTTGGTTATGAAGATGAACTTTAAAGGTAAGAAGGGTGATGTAGTTCACATCCCTGCACCTACCCGTGGTTCTGCTTCTGCTAAAGCCGCTGAAACAGCAGTCACTTTGATTGCCGCTACAGAGTCTGAAGTGCAAGTTTCTATCAACAAGCATTACGAATACAGCCGTTTGATTGAGGATATTGTTGAAGCCCAAGCCTTGAACAGCTTGCGTAACTTCTATACCTCTGACGCTGGTTACGCTTTGGCTAAACAAGTCGATACTGACTTGGTTCAGTTGGGTCGTTCAACCAATGGCGGTGCTGGTACAAATGCTTATGCAACTGGTGCTTTTATCGGTGGTGATGGTACTACTGCTTATGTCGCCGCAAACAACAATGAGTCAGCATTGACCGATGCCGCTATTCGCCGCACCATTCAGCGTCTTGATGACACTGATACCCCAATGGATCAGCGTTTCTTTCTGATTCCTCCCTCAAGCCGCAACACTTTGATGGGTTTGGCTCGTTACACTGAACAAGCCTTTGTTGGTGGTACAAACAGTACTATCCGCACTGGTGAAATCGGTAACTTGTATGGTATCCCTGTGTTTGTTTCAAGCAATTGCGACACAGCATCAGGCACTAACAATGCACGAGTTTGCTTGATGGGTCATAAAGACTCACTGGTTTTGGTTGAACAAATGGCTATTCGCTCACAAGTTCAGTACCAACAGCCCTACCTTGCAACTCTGTATACAGCGGATACGTTGTATGGAGTGCAGATTCTGCGTTCAGCGGCAAGCACTGGTGCGGCTAAGTCTGCATCAATGTTCGCTTTGTTGGTTCCTGCCTAATTGCAGTTGCGCCCCCTGCCCTAGTGGTGGGGGGACTTTTTTAACCTAATTAGGAGAAATCAAAATGGCAACAGCAACGGCAGTTGTAACACGCAGAGGTAATGACAGTTTTCGGGGTTTGTTCTCCGATACTTGGTCAGTTCGTTGCACCCTTGACGCTGGCAACCTAGTCGATGGTGCTGGCGAAACAGATGATGTAACAGTAGCTGGTGTCGCTTTAGGTGACATGGTGATTGGCGCATCTTTGGGTGTAGATTTAGTTGGTTTTACTGTTACTGGTTATGTCAGTGCCGCAAACACAGTTAAATTCCGCATCCAAAATGAGTCAGGTTCTACAGCAGACTTGGCATCTTCAACATTGCGATTTGTTGTAGTTCGCATGGTGTAAAGAATGGGGGGCTAGTCCCCCCTTTCTCATTTAAGGGTTTTATGGCTACTTTTCGTTGTCTTCAATCAGGTAATACTGTTACTTTTACATATCAGCATGATATTGACTCTATGAAGGGTCATCAGGGGTATGTAAGGATTGATGAAGAAGAAGTAACCATAGAATCACTTGATTCTGAACGTACAGATACCGCATTTGCGCCTGTAATTCCATCAATCAAACGTATGGGTAGACCTCGAAAGGTTGCAAATGTCTGAAATTGACGCAAGAGATTTTGGTAGATTAGAGGCTCAAGTAGAGGCTTTACATAGTCAGGTATCTCAATTGAGTACCGATGTCAAATCATTACTTGAACTTGCCAATAAAGGCAAAGGTGGTTTTTGGATGGGTATGACTATCGCTTCATTTATGGGCGGTGTGATTACTTTTGTTGCTGATCGACTCTGGAAATAAGGAGAATACTATGCCTTCAGTTGGAAAAAAGAAGTTTCCCTACACCGAAAAAGGGGAAAAAGAAGCAAACGAATACGGCAAGAAAAAGGGTATTCCTGTGACTGTAATGATTGCAGTTGGTAAACCCAAAAGGGGTATGCCTATGCGTGGTGGTAGGACTGCTACCAACATGATGAAGAAATCCTCAAGAGGTAAATAATGGCATCCTTAACCACTCCTGTCACCTTGTTGAGTGATGTTGGCACAACAGGTGCTTCTAAAGCAGTTCAGGCTGACGCTGGTCAACCAGCGTTCTTGCAAGTTGTTGGCATTACCGTTGCCACTGTTGCATTTCAAGGTAGCTTGGATGGAATTACCTTTGCCACCATTGGTACTGCTTTGACTGCTGATGGCATTGTTACTATTGCAAATGCACCTAAGTATTTGCGAGCAAACGTGACTGCTTACACAACAGGCACTATCACAGCCAAAGTGTTGTACTAAGGAGAAACCCTATGAAGATGACTAAATCACAGAAAAAGATTAAGAAAGTCATGGGGGAGTTCAAGGAAGGTACTTTGCATTCAGGCAAAGGCGGCAAGGTTGTAAAGAACCCTAAACAGGCAGTTGCCATTGCTTTGTCAGTTGCAGGAAAGGCAAAGAAGAAATGAAAACTGGACTTTACTCAAACATTAACGCAAAAAAGGCTCGTATAGCCGCAGGGTCTGGCGAGAAGATGCGTAAGGTAGGTAGCAAGGGTGCGCCTACTGCTGATGCGTTTAAACAGGCGGCAAAGACTGCAAAGAAGCCTAAAAAGGTGAAGTAGATGAAAACACCCACTTGGCAAACAAAAGCTGGTCAAAATCCAAAAGGCGGCTTGAATGCCAAGGGTAGATCGTCTTATAATGCGGAAACTGGGGGTAATCTGAAGCCGCCAGTAAAGTCGGGGGATAACCCTCGCAGAGCAAGTTTCTTGGCTCGCATGGGCAACAATGCTGGTGCAGAGTACAAGGATGGTGAACCAACAAGACTGCTTCTTTCGCTCAAGGCATGGGGTGCAACCTCAAAGGCTGACGCAAAGGCAAAAGCTAAAGCTATCTCCGCAAGGAATAAGGCAAAAGCGAAATGAGAGCATTATCAGTTGGAGTTAGTCCTGCGGCGGCAGTAGACACTACAGTCTATACCTGTCCTACTGGCTATTACTCAAAATTTACTGTAATGTATATACACAATACAGGTGGCTCTACCAAGCATATAACTGTTCAATGGTTTGACGCAAGTGCTAATACCACTCTTGATATATTGACTAATTACGATTTCAGTACAAAAGAATATTTGCAGTTTGATGGCAATGCTTACATTGTTTTGGAAGAAGGCGACAAAATTAAAATAACTACTCAATCTGCAAGTTCATTTAGTTTTATAGCAACATTTGAAGAAGAAGGGTTGAGTAGAGCATGACCTACCTTGAACTTGTAAACGATGTACTCGTAAGATTACGTGAGACAACAGTATCAACTGTTTCCGAAACCTCTTATTCTTCCTTAATGGGAAAATTTGTTAATGATGCAAAGCGTCAGATTGAAGATGCTTTTGCTTGGAATGTTTTGGGTCAAACCATTACAGTGACCACTGTAGCATCTACACCCGCTTACTCTCTGACAGGTGCTGGTCAGAAGTTTCAAGTAATGGATGTAATCAACACCACGAGCAATGTTGGACTTATAAACATCAGCTTTGTGGACATGAACCGCAAGTTGAACTTTACGCCATTGGTCAACTCAATACCTACAGAATTTGCCTTTGATGGTGTTGATGGTAGCTACAACACTAAGGTTAATCTTTATCCAATACCTGATGGTGTTTACACGATCAAATTTGCCTTGACAGTGCCACAGGCTACGTTGACCTCAGATGCAACTGTTGTATCTGTTGCTGATACTTTGGTGGCTCAAAATGCCTATGCTAGAGCATTGGTAGAGCGTGGTGAAGATGGTGGTCTTACTTCTTCTGATGCGTACTCGTTATACAAAACCATGTTGTCTGATTACATTGCTTTAGAAGGCACTCGCTATCCTGAGAATCAGGAGTTCGTTGCAGTATGAACCAATCTTTGCAAATTGCTAGTATTTCAGCCCCTGGCTTTTATGGGCTAAATACTCAAGATTCTCCGCTTGATTTGCAGAGTGGATTTGCTTTGATTGCTACAAACTGCATCATTGACCAGTATGGTCGTATTGGTTCACGTAAAGGTTGGACTGCATTAAATTCTTCTACAGGTAATTTGGGCGCTAATGATGTAACTGTTATACATGAGATGGTTGAGGCAGATGGGACATTGACTGTTTTATTGGCTGGCAACAACAAACTTTTTAAGTTGGGCGCAAGTAATGTACTTACTGAACTTACCTATGGTGGTGGTGGTAGCGCACCTACTATTACCGCAAGTAACTGGCAATGTGCAACGCTAAATAGCATAACCTACTTCTTTCAGTTGGGCTTTAATGCTTTGATCTATGACCCAACTGTCAGCACCACAACGTATCGCAGAGTTAGCGAAAAGACGGGTTATGTAGGTACAGTTCCTGATGCAAACATTTGCATTTCAGCGTTTGGTAGATTGTGGGCGGCAAACACAACAACAAACAATGCTACTGTTTTCTTTAGCGACTTGATTGCTGGTCATGTTTGGTCAACAGGTACGGCTGGTTCTTTGAATGTAGATCGTGTTTGGGCGAATGGCGCTGACCAGATTACAGGTCTTGCCGCACACAATAATTTCTTGTTTATCTTTGGTAAGCGTCAAATCCTTGTTTATCAAAATGCCACTACACCAGCATCAATGTCATTGAGTGACACAGTTGAAAACATTGGTTGCATTGCTAGAGACACTATTCAGAATACAAGTTCTGATGTGATCTTCCTATCCAATTCTGGCATTCGTTCTTTGATGAGAACAATCCAAGAAAAGTCTGCACCTGAAAGAGATTTGTCTAAAAATATCAGGAAAGACTTATCAACAAAAATTAGCAGTGAAGTTCTAGCAAACGTCAAATCAATTTACTCTGAAAAAGAAGCAATTTATTTGTTGTCGTTGCCTATTAATCAACAAGTATATTGTTTTGACACAAAGGTTTCTTTGCCTGATGGCGCTTTACGAGTCACAGTTTGGGACTCAATACTGCCAAAATCTTTTTGCTCAAGACGTAATGGTGACTTGTTAATTGGTAAAACAGGATATGTTGCTCAATATACAGGATACCAAGACAATGGTTCATCTTACAGATTTGCTTACTATACAAATCATAGCGACTTAGGTGATGTATCAAGAACATCTATCATTAAAAAAATAACTGCTGTTGTCATTGGTGGAAGCAATCAGTTTGTAACGATCAAGTGGGGATATGACTTCTTGACAAACTACTTGTCTCAGAATGTATTGATTCCTACCCAAGGTGTTTCTGAGTATGGAACAGCAGAATATGGTGCAAATGCGACTATAGTGGCTTACTACTCTGAAGGTGTTGCATTGCAAACATTGATTGCAAATGGTTCTGGTTCTGGGAAAATTGTTCAAACAGGGTATGAGACTGATATAAATGGTTTTCAGTTGTCTATTCAAAAGATTGAAATTCAATCAAAACATGGTCGTTTGAGTTAAAAGGAATAAAATGACAGCCTATACAAAATCAACTAACTTTGCAACAAAGGATACGCTCACCTCTGGCGACCCTTTAAAAATTGTCAAGGGTACTGAAATCAATACTGAGTTTGACAATATTGCAACTGCTGTCAATTCAAAGTCTGATACTGCATCGCCTACCTTTACGGGTACGGTAACAATTCCTACGTTGGCTGTTACTGGTGTAGCAACATTAACTGCTCAACCAATTCTTTCTAGCTTAACTGCCTCAAGTGCTGTAGCAACAGATGCGTCTAAAGGGCTTGTCAGCGTCACTAACACAGGCACAGGCAACAATGTGCTGGCGACTAGCCCGACCTTG